CGCTGGACGGCTATCTAAGTTAAAACTAGAGTTTTCTGTATATCTCTAGCTAAACTAAGCCGCATTCTGAGATTTCGATTAAAGTGAAATCACAAGCACTACTTATTATCGGATAAGTCCCGTCGGTTCATCAAGCCGAATAATGATTTTTGTGTCACCAATCATAATCCTTTCGGATTTTGACGTTGACAAATTTTTCTTTACAGTTAAACAAAAGAGAAAATCTTTCAAAAGACCTTAAGTACCAAGTCAGACTATACAATGAAGCTTTTGCATCGTAAGGAGCTTTGTATCGATCTATCACGGCAACACTTAATGCGCTGAGGATTCTCTCATCGAAATAACACGAGTAATTGTCACTAATCGACGTATAAATCTCACTTAAAACAACAGCATCAGCTATGTCTCTCCTACCCAATTTGGTTATAAGTTTAACAGGATCAGGGGCAAAAACGTAGCCTTTATCAGTTTTCAACAGAAACTTGCCACAAAACATTGGAATAGTGAATTTAAAAAACTTACAGTCGAAATTCCATAGCGATGCCAGTCGCGGGCAAGGATTGACAATCACCTTACCTTTTGGAAATAAGATCAACGAATCATCTCCTCCGAAGATAGAAAAGATCGCGTCCTCCAAAGGAAGTGTGTCAAGCAAAGCCAACGCTGCAGTCCAGGTATTCGATCCGTAAGTGTCGCAATTTCCTGACTTCTGCTGGTGTAGTATGTAAGCTTCAACGCCGTGTGTTCGGTCTTTGACGATGGTTTGAGTCTGCGACTTCTCCCACAACAGTGAGAAAAAATCGTCTAAACCGAACATCTTGTACAATTGTATGACTGCACGAATGTGCAGCCCCGTTTTTGATTTGTCGTATTTCGAAAAGTCAATCTCCACTTTCTCAAATTCCACATCCATAGGCAAGAAGTCAACCCTAGAGTTCAACTCCTCAGAAGTCATTCTAGAATTAAAAACCACCCATGGTTTCAAAGCGTGGAGTATCCTCTCGTTAATTTCCTTCATGATAGGACCAAAGACAGCGTTAACAATCTTGTCCGGGTATACCACAGTCTGCAAAGCACTGTATTCATGTTGTGGCGACTTGTCCATCTTTGGTTTGACATCATTCTTAATCATGAAGTTGTAAGCAGTGAAGTCAATGTCGTCCAGTGATCGCCAATCTCGGGAAATCTGAGCTTTCGCCGTTGTAGACTGCTTCTCCCACCATCTCAAAGCGCCCTGTTTACTGTTGGTCATAGAATCATCAATCAGCTCCTCAACAAAAAATGTTTTTCGCGCCTTAGATATCACACTATCGATAATCTCAAATTCATTCGCACAGTCCTGTAACCTAGGCGCTGCCATATTGCGTTTCCTTAAAGCGAGCACACTCTCAGTAAAAGAGCTAACCCGCTTGTCCGGCATAGCGGTTCTGAGCAGCGGCACCAGGCCAGGTTTCTGAGCAAACGGTTTGAACCATTTCGACAAATTAAACCGACAGTTAGATACATCCATTGCTAGGTCTGAATTAGCCGCAGTGTACCCGTCAAAGTCCGAAAAACGCGTTGAGTTACCAGGAAATAGGTCGTCATAGAAAGTCTGTATGATAACATGATTTCCTACATCCGGTACCGGTATTCGCCTATTGCAACTCATCACGTAATCGAACTTCGACCCAAACCGTCATTTTTCTTCGTCAAAAAGTGATTTCAACAGTTGATTTTCTTGAACGCGCATCAATTCCTGAATGTCACAGTAAAGTTTGTCTTCGATAGCAGTGTAGTATATCATAGCTCTCGTGTGCCTGCTCATCGCGACAATCGTATAAGGTTCAGATTTGGCTCCTCCAGGGTAAATCTCATTCTCTGTGTACCTCAACCTAACCAAAGAAACGTTAGGATAAGTCTTTCCCTGTGCTTCATGGACAGTGTTGACAAAAGCACCACGAGTATGTTCGATCTGTTTCGCCACTTCTTCTTTCTCAGCTTGGGTAAAACAAAGATATTGCATGCCAGGTATCAGTGGTAAAGAACCGATCCCCGAGAAAGGTTTCGGAGATCTCGGTCCAAAAGCCACCATGGAGCGCATTACTTTGTTCTTCGTAGTTATAGGTTCACGATCATAGTAACGTTTCTTGTTAAAGTAATGTGCTACGTCAACCGGTGACCGGTAAGTAACACGTTTCGTCACAAGATTCGCTTCTAGTCTTTGTCTCTCGAAGTGGTGATATTTCAAATTCTTCTGCATCACTCGGTTAATGAATGGAATCTGTTTCCTATCCCCCTGACAGATTACCTTGTCGACACCGAGGATAGCCGCCGCGAAGACGACAGTACCTGCATGTGTCATTAAAGCCTCATCAAAGTGAAGATTTTTCACTCTTGAAGGTTTATTCGGTAATCTTAAGAAAAATGAGTCAACAGTTCTCACCCTTTCCCGAGCCAAACGCTGTGGTATGCGTTTCTCAGTGAATCTGAATCTCAAATCGTCTATACTCTCCCGCGCCGGTGCCAACACCATGTCCTCTTCCAGTTTCGCGTTTTCCAAAATCCAGGTAGATTTACCACATCCTGGAACTCCATCGATCAACTCAACCTCCAGATCTTTCTCATGTTTGTACTCCTTCAAAGCCAACCTCAGCTTGTTGTAGATTTTCAGGTTGTTCAACAAATAAGTGTCGTCTGTTACTATATACACACCACCTTGAGTGTGGATGGTAGGTGCGTATATGCCTTGTTCGTTCTTCTCCAAAACACCGAAACGATCTCTCCGCCAGAGCAAAGGTACCAGCTTACATGATAACAAAGCGTCCTCTAACTTACTTTCTTCCTTTCCTTCCTTAAACAAGACATGTATTCCGAAGGAATGGCCAAGTTCACTGGAGACGGGGCTATTGTACAACCAACGCTTCTCAGCTCCCCTACAGTCAAACACTTTGGCCCCGTAAGGCAAAGAGCACTTTCCTGTGTGGTATAGGTTATGGTAAAAGTCTCGCACCACCGACAACATCTGCGACTTGCAACAAACTACTTCGCATCTCAGGTACCACAGGTATTCACGCATTGCTTTCTCATCCCAAGAAAAATCAGCTTCAGTAGGGGCTTTTGGTAGTAATTCAGACGAAACCTGCATATCTATTACCGGAAATTCCTCTTCTTTCAATTTCTTCTCAACCTTCGTAACAGGAGGGGTGTTATCCCACTGATCGATTTTTAATCTAAGGTTTTCAATCTCCCTTTGGTTACTGCTCTCTTGGATAAGTTCATCAAGCGCTAAGAAACATGCGTCGTCGTCTACATCGTTACCATTCAAGACTGTGGGAGCGCTAGAAACGGTATCTGCCAATTGAGCCGAGTGTTTTGGGGTAATGCCGTCCTCAGATCGGGTACCCGAAATCAACTTGTCCTGCAATTTAGCCAGACCCTTTTCTACAACTCTCTCCCGGACCTCCTTCATGTTATCCGACTTTGAAACCTGATCGTCAATGTTTCCACGCTCTTCTCTCAACCAAGACTCATTATTCCATTGGTATTTCAACCTTATCCTATCCTCGATTTCCATGTACAAAGGCTGTTCAGTTATCTCAAAAAGACCGTCTCCAAACTTGTAACCGTACCAGGAGGCGAGTTTCTGTAAAAACAGTTGGCCCAAAGAAATCTTTGGCCAAATCGTCT